CGGCCTGCCGGTGGCGCGGCCGACGGCGAGTGAAAAACCGTCAGGCGGATTTGGAAGGGTTTGCAGGTACCGGAGTGCCCGCGTTTCTTGATAGAGAGAGAAGAGGATTGGAATCCGTGGACGGGCGAACCGTCGCCCAGCCAATGCGCCGACATGGTGCATGTGGATGCCCGCGAAACGCCCCTGATCGGTTTGTCTCGTTGGACTGTCGGCTGGCGGGAGTCCTAGTCGCGTGGCGCGAACCGTACGGTCAGCCATAGGCCGGTCAGCAGGTAGATGATGCCGGCGAGGACGGTGGCGGCCGTCGAGTCCGCCGTCCGCCACGTGAACAGCAGTGTCGCCGATGCGGTGCAGGCGATGACGGCGATCAGGGTCTTGACGCGGCGGAGCGTGTAGTTCGGCTTCGTGGCTTCGGGGTTGCTGCTGTGGTTGGTCATTTGGTTTCCTCCATTTCCTTGAGGATTCGATTGCATTCGCGTCTGATGCGTTGCACGTCGGTCTTGCTCAGGATGACGTCGAAGTTGCCGTCCGAGGTGCGGAAGCTCATTCGAGCCATCGTCACCCTGTTTTTGGCGAATGTCTTGAATGTCTTGATTGCGAAGCCTCCGTCGTCCATCCAGCTCATCTTGTGTTTCCCACCTTGTTGTTGAGCTGGTAGGCGATGTCTTCGATTTCCGCTGGCGTGAAGTCCGCGAGGGTGATGTCTTGGATGCCGTCCACGAGGCTGGCGCTGCCGTCCTCGTTGATGCGAACGTAGAAGCCGCTTGATGCTAGCAGCAGGCATCCGGTCTCGTGGAGTGTCGGCGGTGCCGGCGGGTTGAGTAGTTGGCTGGTCATTTATGCGCTTCCTTGACGATCGTGTCGATGATGACGTCCACGAGGTCGGGCACGTCGATGTTCATCGGTCCGGTGATGTGGCCGAAGAGCCGGCTCGCGTAGATTTCATCCCACTGTTCCGCGTATTGCGGGCGAATCATGTCGCCATGCTCGGCGAATTCGTCGAAGACGGCTTCCACGCAGGCCTTGCGCAGGTCTTTGTTGTAGGTCTTGCTGTCCATCGGATGCTCCTTTGATGGTTTGCGGGCGGGGGGTT